GCCCCACCGACACGGCCCCAACCTAGGCCTTACGCGAACTGATCAGTGTAAAACTTCAAGAACTCAGGAATTTCTAAAACTCCTGTTAAAGAGTTAACTTTGCGTATTTTATTTTCTATATTTGTTACATCCTCTGGTGTAACCAAATACCTATCATGCAAATAACGTAAATACGCAAGTCTATCATCACGATCATGCCAAACTCTTTGTTCATCCACGTATCTATTATATTCTGTCATCTTACCTGGCTTACCTAATTGCACCATTTTCTCACCTAACACCTGCCAAATAGGAAGACCTTTGCCCCAAGCCAAAAGACACATACCTTTACTGTAACACAGCTCCCTCCTGGAATTCTCCAGTTTATCTCCAACAATGGATTTGGGTAACTTGGTTGTCCATGACAGAGTCTGAATCACTCTTGCTGGTATTCTTGTCATTCGATAACAACCATTGTCAGTAATAAAGAAATGATTTGATAAGAAACTCAATGTGTCTAAAGGCCCTGTTTTAGATACCTTAATTATCTGACCCAAGCCATGGGTTTGTGAATCCCCATTGCTTGAAAATATCTCGCTATGTGCCCGAGTATATTGTTCGCTAAATTTAACCGAATGGCGTTTAATTGAATCATCACCTTTACAACGCATGAAATACTCTGTTCGCGGTATTTTAGCAATAAAGTATAAATAATGGTTAAATGCAACGTTGAGAATTGAATTGTCAAAAGTTGTCCATCCTTGGCCAGATTGTCTATTACTTGCATAGTATATAAACATACCATGATCAACACTAATACGACAATCAATACTATTTAAGAAGACAAGCTCAATATCCTCAATGTTAATAGGATATTTTAAAGTGACATTCTTATGTCTCAACATTTTGATTTTGAACTCCATCATGAGTATCTGAATCCAACGTATCAGTGTCATGTCATAACCACTAAAATCTTCCTCATGAGATAATCGATCTGGGTTGTCCGCCTCATCTTGATCAAAATCTTTGCATATATCTAACCAATTCTTTCTTCCGCAGTACTCTTTACAATGCTTGTGTGCTACCTCTTCCAACTTATTTATAAACGCGTTTGCCATGGCTTTGGCTTGATCTAAAGGACCACATATTTGCCGCTCTTTAACAGTATTTTCACATGTGTCCTTGTATATATGAGGCGTTTCTGTAAACTGTTGCTCAATCTTAGCAAATGCCTCATATGCCCATGGTTCTTCCTCGCGATTTTCATACGCATATCCTTTCCG